TGCGGTGGTTGAAATTGCAGAAATTTCAGAAGAGGCTGAGACCCCTGATGACAAGGCGGCAGTTCAAGAGTACGTTCTTGCAAATGAAGCCGCGCTAACGATCACCTCTGACGAGGTGGACACCTATAACCAATCTTTGGACGATATTGAAGAGCATGGTAACAATGCTAGTGCTTATCTAGGGGTAGCTGCTAACACAGAAGCTGTGGCGTTTCTTCAGCAAGGCGCAGAGGATAATAATAGTGACGCTGATCTAGGCACGTTGACTTTCAGCCAAGATCAAGCTTGGGTAAGTCTAGCTTACGCTGGAACTAACAACGCAAATGCTGTTTACATCGATAACCGTGAAGGTTCTTTCGGTATGGATTTCTATCTTAGTCAGACAGATATACTCGCAGTAGGAGCGCAAAGCGAGTTGTATATGACTGGGCCAACAGCATTAGGTTATCGGTGTTTCATGTATCAAGAAGATTGTGAACCATGAGTCTAGCCGAAACTGAATTAACTATTGGCGGTACGTCTTTTAAAGGTGTTTACATCGCCATACTAATGAGCCTAGCTACCACATTAGGAGGAGGCGTATGGACTGCCAGCAGCTTGTACAGCCGTTTGGAAGCGTTAGAAGCTCTTGATATCCCAGAGCTGGGGCCGCTGGAAGAAAAACTGTTGACCGCAGAGCAAGATCTAAAAGGCGAGATTGAGCTAATCCAGCAAGAATTACAGGCAAATGATGTCAGCCAACTGCAAGGCAAACTTGCAACTCTAGGTGTCAATTTACAGACTATCGCGGAACAACAAGGTAAGTTATTATTAATCAACGATAAAGTTTCCGAATTAGGCAGCGACATACAGAGCATGAAAGGCGTGGTCGCCGCTGCAGAAGTTGCAACAAACGCCTTAAAAGACGATAAAGTTGATAGAAGCAGGGTCGAAGATCGGTTAAAAAAGATCGATACTGAAATAGATGATATTTGGTCAGGTATGGATTACCTATCAAACCCACTAAACTAGGAGTAAGTATGAGCGAGCAACAAGAGCAACAACCTGTAATCCTGACCATTGACGATCAGGAGTATGACGTAAATGAACTTGGCAATGACACCAAAGTACACTACGTCCAAGTGGTTAATCTGCGTAAACAGCTTGGTGATCTGCAGAATCAGATTACGGCAGCTCAACAGCAGAGCGTTAACCTACAGGTTGCATTAGGCTTTCGTGAAAACGCTTTACGAGAATCAATTCAGGTTGTTGAAGAAGTAGAACCGGAAGCGGCTGAAGGATAATGGCCGAGACTCATGCAAGCAAGGCGCTAAAGAAGATTGAGATCCATGAGGCTGAGTGCGCCTTGAGGTACGATTCAATCAAAGAACGGCTAGACTCCGGGTCGCAACGCTTTGATAAGCTGGAGAAGATGATCTGGGGGATCTACCCCGTCATGATTGCCTCCTTAATAGCCATTGTTGGCTTGGTGATAGCGCAATGAAATTTAACTTAATTAAAGGTCTTATCGGTACGTTAGCTCCCACTATTGGAAAGGCGCTTGGTGGGCCTCTGGGTGGCGCTGCGGCACAAACAATTGCAAGCGTTCTTGGATGCAAGCCTGACGAGAAGAGTATCGAACAGGCGGTTCAGAATGCATCACCAGAGCAGCTTGCAGAGATTAAGAAAGCGGAGCTGGGCTTTCAGGCGCGAATGAAGGAGCTAGACGTAGATGTTTTCAAACTTGAAACAGACGATATCCAGAATGCGCGAATGGCTTTCAAAGGTGACTGGACGCCAAAATTTATTGCGGTTGCTTGCGTTTTGTTCTTCGGAGGTTATATCGCTCTGGTCACGCTACAAGACCCTGCTAATACAGACAATGGCATTGTTAATCTTGTGCTTGGTTATTTGGGTGGTATCGTCTCATCTATTATAAGTTTTTATTACGGGGCTTCACATAAGCACTCGGACGAATGATGCGATTAGTTAACATGTTAAAGCGGCACGAAGGCGTTAGAGATAAGGTCTATATGTGTTCTGCTGGGTACGAAACCATTGGTGTTGGTAGGAATATTAGTGAGTCTGGCCTTGGCTTGTCCAACGATGAAGTTGAATACCTGTTAAAGAACGACATAATGCGGTGTCAACAAGAGTTACTGGGTGAGTACGAGTGGTTTAAAGACTTAGATAGCGTGCGACAAGACGCTCTGATTGACTTGTCATTCAACCTTGGACAGACCAAACTTCGAACGTTCGTTAAAGCTCTTGGGCATATGGCCGATGGCAATTATGAAGAAGCTGGCCGTGAATTTTACACCAGTCGCTGGGCTGAACAGGTTGGCGACCGCTCTTTAGAAGTCTGCCAGATGATTGGTTCTGGAGAATATCAGGTTAGATAAAATGCCTTTACAAAAATTTATATTTAATCCAGGAATAAACAAGCAGGGAACTAGCTACACTGCAGAAGGCGGCTGGTTTGATGGTAATCTTGTTAGGTTTCGAAAAGGTTTTGCCGAAAAGATAGGCGGTTGGGAGAAGTACATATCAAACTCTTATGAAGGAACAGGAAGGCTTCTTCATGGCTGGGTTGATTTAGATGGCACAAAGCTGCTTGGGTTAGGAACTCGCTATAAGCTTTATATTCAAGAAGGCTCTAATTACAACGACATTACTCCAATAAGAAAAACTTCTGCTGCAGGTGCTGCTACGTTTGCGGCTGTTAATGGCTCTTCAACCTTAACGATTACTGACTCAAACCATGGCGCAAACATAAACGACTTTGTTACTTTCTCAGACGCAGCGTCTTTGGGCGGAAACATTATCGCAAACGTCTTGAACCAAGAGTATCAAGTTGTTTCAGTCCCAACGGTAAATACCTATACCATCACAGCAAAAGATACAGATGGCGCTACAGTTACAGCTAATGGCAGTGATACTGGTAATGGCGGATCTTCTACCGTTGCTGCATATCAAATAACGGTTGGTCTAGATGTCTTTGTTGACGGTACAGGTTGGGGTGTCGGCGGATGGGGCTCTGGTACATGGGGTTCAACCAGCTCTTTAACAGATGCAAACCAGCTAAGACTATGGTCCATGGACAACTTTGGTGAAGACTTGTTTGCTTGTCCAAGAGCTGGAGGGCTTTACTATTGGGACAAGTCTGACGGACTTAACACCAGGGCTGTGGCGTTAAACTCTTTATCTGGCTCTAACCTTGCGCCGACAAAAGGACTTCAAGTCCTTATCTCTGACGTTGATCGACACGCTATTGTATTAGGCGCAGATCCTATTGTTTCTGGAATAAGAAGTGGAGATATTGATCCATTACTTGTAGCCTTTTCTGATCAAGAAAACATTTCAGATTGGGAGCCTAGGTCCGACAACACAGCAGGATCTTTAAGATGTTCTGCTGGTTCGGAAATTATTGGCGCGATTAGAGCCAGACAGGAAACTTTAATCTGGACTGACGTTGCGCTTTATAGCCTACAGTTTATTGGACCGCCGTTAACTTTTGGCCTTAATCTTTTGAACGAAGGCGTAAGCTTGATCGGCCCAAATGCAATTGTTAACTCCCCGTCTGGAATATTCTGGATGGATAAGAAAGGATTCTACAGGTATAACGGATCTGTTGAGCCCGTCCCTTGCACTGTACATTCTTACGTCTTTGACAACCTTGACGAAGGTCAATCTTTTCAAGTTGTTGGTACGTTGAACAAACAGTTTGATGAGGTTAGTTGGTTTTATTGCAGCCTTGGGTCTACTGTCGTTGATCTTTATGTGACGTTCAACTATGTCGAAAACACTTGGTCTATTGGGCAGTTATCTAGAACTGCTTGGCTAGATGAAGGTATCTTTAATCTTCCAACTGCTGCCGGAAAGGATAGCGACACGCCGTACTTATACTCTCATGAGATTGGCTATAACGCAGACGGCGTGCCAATGGATAATGTTTATGTTCAGAGCGCAGACTTTGACATAGGAGAAGGTGAGGACTTTCAGTTTATCAAACGGTTCATTCCTGATGTTAAGTTTCAAGGATCTGGCTCTGATCAAACAATTAACGTTCAGATCAAGACAAGAAACTATCCAGGACAAAGCTTTACGACAGATCAGACAACTTCTTTTACGAGTACTACTGAAAAAATAGATATGAGAGCAAGAGCGCGACAGGCTGCTCTTCGGTTTGAGTCTGATGATGACGGCACAAATGCCCAGAAGATAGATGTTGGGTTTAGAATTGGGGGAACGCGATTAGATATACAACCTAATGGTCGCAGATAATGGCTAAGATCCTCAATACCGCATTACCATTTGCTAACTCTGAGACTGTTGGTAAGGATATATTTAATAAGGCAATCAGGCTAATAGAACTTAACCTGAATGCGTATGATCCTAGTGCAACGCCTCAGTTTACTAACCAAAGTATATCGGAATTGCAGTTTAACTCAGGAGATATTATTTGGAACTTAAGCATCAATGCACTGCAGGTATTTAATGGCACAGAATTTTATGACATATCTACACCGCCAACAGCGGGGCTGTCTGCCACGCCTAGTGTAGGAACTGTCCAGGTTATAACCAATGGTTCTATAACGGTAGAGGTTAGTTAGTAATGGATATAAACAAAAGGCCAGATTCTATTAAACTTCCACCTAAACCCGTATACGTTAAACCGCGTGGATTTTCAACCATGCTGCCTAACAAAAGACCAATAACTAAGATAAACTGATGTTTAAGCGTTATGCACAAGCGTTTAGGAATGGCGGATCTGCTGATAAGCCTATTCCTAAAACAACCAAAGGAAAAGATGCAAACTATCTTCCTACTGAGGAAGGCGCTGGCATGACAGAGGCTGGGGTTAAAGCGCATAGGCGTGCTAATCCTGGTAGTAAATTGCAGACCGCTGTTACAGAGAGCAAGCCGAAAGGCAAAAGAGCTGCTAGAAGAAAGTCATATTGCGCGAGGTCCGCTGGACAGATGAAGAAGTTTCCGAAAGCTGCGAAAGATCCAAACTCTAGGCTGCGTCAAGCAAGACGCCGATGGAAGTGTTAGATGGCGCCTAAAATACCGTTTTTTCAAAGCCCTATTATGGGCCGCCAGTTTAGTCCTCGCGTTGCCGCTGAAGGTATTGCGGGACTTAAAAATATATTTACTTATGCTCCTCTGGACGAAATAGATGACGCAAATTTGCTTAATCCTTTTGGATCTGACGGTCCTGGAGATGTCAGGTCTGATACATTAAACAACCCTGGGATTTCCAGCGGAGGTTCTGCTGCCGGTGGCTGGATGGATGACTTTAATTCTAAGTCTCAAAGAGACTTTGATTCTGGCGCTCAAAACATGGTGATGAATTCTGTAAGGGATATCACCAACCTCAATGTTAACTTTGCTCAAAAAAGTATTTTAAGTCAGTTAGAGTCTGGTCAAGAAATTATTACTAGACCTGATGTTATGGAAAATGACGCCATGACCGGCGGAAAAACAGCGGCTTACTTAGATAGGTTGTTTGGCGGGAATGATTCTATAAATGCTGCGGATATACAGAATAATCCAGAGTTTGCAGCAGTAGGCGAAAGGCTTGATGTTGCGTTAAATACAAGATCTAGTCCAAGCGGATTTACTTGGACTACACAAGATCAAGAACCTCAAGCTCCGGTAATTGACAACTTCTCCAGTCCAGTCACTAAGGACGACGTTAAGCCGGTAAAAGAACCTGGGGAAGATGACGCAAACTTTTTAGAAAGACTTGCCGATTGGGCAAGAAGAATTTTTGGTGGCGAAGGTGGCGTACAAGTAGGCGGCTTCCCCGGTGGCGGATTCCCAGGCGGTGGATTCCCAACTTTTCCATTCCCCGGTGGCGGCAATCCTCGCGGTGGCGGAACACCTACACCTACGCCTACGCCTACACCTACACCTACGCCTACTACGCCCGTTACACCCACTACGCCTGACCCAGTAGGAGATGGAACAGGTGGCGGTACAACCACTGATCCCGTAGGAGATGGTACAGGCGGAGGCACTACAACCGGCCCTATAGACAATGGTACAGGTGGTGGTACAGGTGGCGGGAATCCTAATGACCCAATAGATCGAAGGGATGGCCCTAACGATCAACGCCCTAATGACGGGCCAGTATACATACCTCAATTTCCAGACCTGCCTTCCGGCGGGAATAGATCTGGAACTCAAACTGGAGGAGGCACAACTATGCCGACAGATAAAACTAACCCCAAAGATTTGCAGTTAGCTGCTCGTAATGCGGCTATGAATGTTTATAACGATCCATCAAACTTTGAACGGTTTGCGCCAAGCCCTTTGCAAACAATGGATTCTAGATACAGAGGAATCTCTAGCTTTCTACCTTCGGGTGAGATCACGCCTTACGGCATGAACTACCAAGGTCTTGAGGGTATGCAGTATGCAAACTATGGAGGCGGTCAGCCACTGCAAAGCTCTGGTCCTTTAACAACTTATCAAAGACCGGCCACAGGCGGTGGTGGCACGACAGGAGGTGGCACGACAACGCCTCCTGGAGATACGGACACGGGCTTACCTCGTGACGATGTCGATGATAATGTTGAGATTCAAGCGGATTACTATGAATCCATTTACCCTAAGCCTGTTCGATCTGACTACGGGCCAGAAAATGGAAGCGGACAATTCGCCGCTCAGACAAAATATGACACAGCTCTTGAAGAATGGGAACAGCAGAAAAAAGATTTTGATAGAGCTATTGAAGAAATTAGCGGGACAGGTCTTGGAGATTTAGGTATCGGTGGTATCGGGTCTTTGGGCGTAGGCCTTAATCAAGGCGGTATCGTCGGTTTTAATGACGGTGGATCTACCGACTTCCCAAGAAAGAACGGACAAGTATCCGGCCCTGGCACTGAAAGATCTGATGACATCCCCGCTATGTTAAGTGATGGTGAGTTTGTGGTTAACGCTAGAGCTGTTCGAGGAATAGGCGATATGATGGGTGCTGATGACGGCAAGCATGATCAGAGACGAGAAGGCGCACGGGCTATGTATGCGCTTCAGAAGATGGGCGAAAAAGCTGCGGGGATGTCACGATGAGTGAAACAGTATTAACCGATCAGGAACAACCATATGTTCTTCCGAGTGCTTCGCAACAGTATTATGATCCTGCGGTAGAGCTTACCTCAAGGAATCTTTTGGCGAGTTACTTTGGCACGCCAGATCAGCCAGGTTTAATAAACCAGCAGATTCCTATTCCGATTCAGCAAGTCGCTGGGCTTTCTCCGCTTGAAATACAAGCTAGAAATGCAGCGCAAGGACTTGGTGGATTTGGTGGCCAACTTGCTGAAGCGGAAAGAATGTATCGTCAGTCTGGGCAAGGATTCGATCCCAGAACGGCTGGTATCTATGGAGATCCTCAAGCTCGAGCTTTGTATATGCAAAGCATGGGCGCTTATGACCCAAGTATGGGCCAACAGTTTATGGATGCCGAAGGTCGATCAATGATGCGAGGTGCATCTGAAGAGTTAGGTGATCTTTCTAGAGAAATACCTGGGCAGATTAATATTGCTCAAGCTGGTATGCGAGAAGGCGAAGATTTAATTAGACAAGGCGCTGCAAGCTCTGCCGATGAAGCTGCGATAGCTCAGAGAATGGCTTTAATGGCCGCTGGTAGGGTTGGAGGTCAAGCTGACACTGGCCAAATGGCGATGAATCGAGCTGCTTCTAATATAGGTACTGGTGTATCGCAAGCGAAGACAGAGTCTCGATATCAAGAAGGTCAAGCTCGGTCTGAAGCTGACGAGTTGAGCGGACAGTTAAAATATTTTGGCGATCAAGCAGGTGCAGGCGCTAGGCAGGGAGAGGCAGCTATCGCTGCAGCTTCAAGAGGTATAGGTTCTCAAGTTGGAACGGCTCAACAAAGAGCTTTAAATGCGACAGCAAGAGCAAGAGCCCAAACAGCTCAAGCTGGAAGAGAATTAAAAAGTGCTGGCGAATCATCTAGAAAATCTGCTCAAGCAGGCATAGCGGCATTAAAAGGAACTGGTGCTCAGTTCGATCCATCTACTATTGATAAGTTTATGGATCCGTATACTCAAAACGTAATTGATGCTGAACAAGCAGAGATTGAAAGGCTTGGCACTAAGCAAAGACAACAAGCTAAATCTCAAGCCGTTCAGGCTGGCGCTTTTGGCGGGTCTAGAGGTGGTATTGAGCAAGCCGAGATCGGTAGGAATATTTTGCAACAACAGGCTAAGACCGGTGCTCAATTAAGATCTCAAGGCTATCAGCAAGCAGCACAACAAGCGCAGCAATCCTTTGAG